TGAATTGCGACCCCTCCACGAGCTTCGTGATCGTGGCCTGGCGCTCGGGCGAGAGCGCCGCGAACGCGGGCGACGCCAGCAGCGTGCCGGGGTCCCCACCGGATTCGAGAATGGCGCGTTGCACGGCGCGGGCCTCTTGCTGCTTGCGCAGCGGCCCCACGAACATCTTCTCGGCGTCGTCGCGGAGCTGCGGATCGCGCAGGCGCGAGATCATGCTCGTCATGTACGCGATGGCGTCGTCGTGCTGGCCCGCCTGCACCAAGGGCTGGGCGCGCGTTTGCGCGACGTTGAGGGCCGCCCGCTCGCGCTCGCGCCCACGGTCCTCGGCGACCTTCGCGCCCAGCAACAGCGCCCCGGGGCTGCCGGGGTTGTAGGGACCCCCGGCCGCCGCGAGCCCGTAGAGCGCCCCCAGGATGCCGCCCAGCCAGTCCAACCCTTGCTTCTCGGGGAGCGCGGGCATGGGCACGCGCGCCGAGCCCGGGACCGTGCCGGCGTTGGGGGCGGCAGGAGCGGGGGCCGCGGGCACGGGCGGTGGAGCGGGATGCGGGCCGGCATACTGCCCGCGCTGGAAGAACCAATCCGCCTGTTGCTGGTCCATCGCGGTGGCGTCGCGCTCGATCTCAGTGGCCATGGCGTTAGAACACGCGCCCGCCGCCGAGCCCCGTCACGAGCCCCGGGACCGCCTGCAAGATGTAGTCGATCGCGCCCTTCTTCGGCCCGGTGGCCGAGCTGGAGGCGTTGGCGAGCGACTGCCCGAAGCCCATCGAGCTGGACTGTTGGCCCACCGACGTGCTGGCCGGCAGCCCGCCCAACAGCGACGCCAAGATTTGCCCGGGGCGCATGGTCTCGGCAAACTGCGCCTGCCGCGGGATGCCCGCCGCCTGGTAGCCCTGGCCCAGCCGCGCTACCTCGCGCTGCTCGGCCTCGCTCCCCTTGCCCATGAGCGACTGCGCATACGCCAAGCCGGCGCGGTTGGCGGCGTCGAACGCGGGCATCGTCATCTCCGCGCCGCCCTTCGCCAGCGCCTCGGCGAGCGCGCCGCTGCGCCCCATCCCCGACGCGGTGAGCGTGTTCACGAGGGCGGGAGCCTTCTCCTGGTTGAACAGCTTGTTCAGCTCGCCCAGGTACGACGTGTCGAGCCCACCGGGGCCGCCGGGCTGCGTGGCGGCGTCGCCCCCGGGGCCAGCGATGGACGCGCCCGGGAGCCCCCAGCGCGCATGCGCGTAGCCGAGGTTGGCCATCTCCTGAATCTGCCGCGCGGTCTGCGGGTCCAGGCCGCGAGCGTTTTGCGCGATGTTGTCCAGGAAGCCCTGATGGGACTGCTGCGCCGACATGGCCTGCGGGATGGCCTGGTTGGTGATGTACGACTGCCAATCGAAGGCGTAGGGGTTGCGCTGTCCGGTCTGCGCTGAGAACAGTTGCCCGGCCTGCGCGAGAATCTGCCGCCCCAACCTGGGGTCGATCCCGGGGTTAGCGGCGAGGTTTGCCTGAATGTTCGTCAGGAAGTCGCCCATGTTGTTGGTCTGAGCGTGGACCTGCGCCGCCTGCTGGAGGTAGTTGGTCCAATTGAACCCGTTGGCGACGATCGGGGTCATGTCGATGGGCGCGGGCTGCGTCACCGAGGGACCGGCGGGCTGCCCACTCCCCTGCCCCTGGAACCCCGCCGCCCGGTTGACGCCCAAGATTGCGCCGAGCATGTCCAGCCCGGTGCCCCACTGATGGTAGGGGTTCGACATGTTGGCGAGGGTGCGGAAGCCCTGGGCTTCGTAGGGGTTGGCGATGGGCGCGGTGGTGCGCCCGGTGATCCGATCGAGGTACCCCTGCTCCTGCGCCCCCGGCATGGCGAGGTCGAACCGCGGCCGGGTGAACGACGCCAGCCCGCCCGTGGCCTTGATGACCGACTGGAGCTGCTTCAGGTACTCCTTGTTGATATCGCTGGCGACGGGATCGAACAGTGGCCCCGACTCACCCTTGCTGATGTTGACGCCGCTGGACTCGCTCCCCGACTGGCTGGACCCCGGCGACCCGGTGACCGTGTTCTCGTTGAGGGTCTGGATGGTCTGGGCCGGGCCGGCTCCCATGCGAAACTCGTCTGCCACGTGTGCTCGTTACGCTCCTTGGGGAATGTCCCGCCACATGAGGGTGCGGAACACCTCGAACCCGTAGGCGCGTTCCCACGCCTTCGGGTTGCGGCTGGTCGCCATGCGCATCGACGTGGCTCCGCGGCTGCGGCCCCACTCATCGACCCAGCGCAGGGCGTCCTTCATCGCGTCGCCGACCGACTCGTCGGCCTTGGCCTGGAACACGTACACCCATTGCTTCGACCCGTCGCGCTCGATCATCGCCAGCACGTGCCCGACGATGCGCCCATTGGGGGTGGCGAGCGCGAGCGCCACGTAGTCGGGGTCGCCGTACACCATGCGCGCCAAGAGTGAGCGCGTGAACTTGTCGCTCGACTCGGCCTCGGGCACGTTGTCTACCACGAAGTCCATCACGCGCCGGGCCACCAAGGGGAACAACAGCCCCGACACGGGGTGGAGCGGGTCCACGGGGACCAGCGTCACCTTTTCAGCCATGCACGGGCTCCAGCTCGGCGGGCTCCTCCGCGTCCACCAGCGTGTCCACCTTGGCCTGCAAGGCGCGCAGCTCGTCGGCGGTGGCGGGGCTCACGTCGGCGATCCCCTTCAGCACCTCGGGCAGCCCTTCCATCTGGCTCAGCGACCCGGCGCTCAGCAGGCAGTCCGTGAAAGTGCGCAGCGCCGCCTGGTACCGCACGGGGAACAGCGACACGATCTGGAGCGCGTGGACGTAGCGCATGCTGCGCGCGGTCATGCGCGCGTCCAGCTCCGCGAGCGCGGGCGCAACCTTCTCGCCCCACTCGTCGGTACGACCCCCGTGGAGCGACACTTCGACGCTCAGGGTCTCGTCGGGGGCGGTTTGTCGGGCAATGACGACCTTCACGGGGATCGAATCCTCCCTTAGTTGGAGATGGTGGCGAGCGGCATCGCCATGGCGTGGGCCGCGTCGAAGGTCTCGGGCGCGACGCGCTTGCGCCGGCCGCCGGGACCGATGAGGAACGCGGAGTTGCTGTGGAACCGCTCCTCGACCTGCCGGGCGCGGGTCTCTTGCTCGCCGAGGAGCTGCGCGAGCGCGTAGGGCACGCGCACGTCACCGGGGCCGTAGGCGGTGCCGTTGACGTAGTGCCGAAACGTCAGGGTCAGCGTGTGGGGCGTGTGCTGCTTCAGAACCGCGGTATTGCCGGGGATGGCGTCCGCGGGGTAGTTGTGCGAGCGCCCACGATCCGAGCGCAGCTTGCGCTTCTTCGGCTTGGGCGGCGTCGGCACCACGTCCGCCGGGGGTGTGGGAGGCCGACCGATGCGAGGACCGTTCACGAGGCTCCTTTCACCTGGGGGTGCTCGCGGGGCCGACCGGGCTCCCCGATGAGCGGGGCGGTCGGCCCATGTGCGAGGTCACACCAGGCGTGCCGAGGTTAGGCCGGAAGCTGCGACGGGTACGCGGAGCCGGTCTCGATGCGAACAAAGAACGCGTTGTCGATGATGAAGCACTTCCACGCGATCTTCGCGCCGCACTTGCGACCCTGCGCCAGCGGGTTGCTCCAGCTCGCGCCCGGGGGCGTGAGGTATGCCTGGAGCGACATTCCGTTCAGCTCGACACGACCAAAGCCGTCCTTCCCGAACACCCACGCGATGTAGACTTCCACGCCGGAAGCCGGGGGCGCGGGGGCGGTCGCTTCGTTGCCGGCCGGCTGCGTGCTGATGAGCAGCACCGAGCTGGCGGCCTGACGCGACGCCTTGAGGAAAAACACCGCACCACCAACCTGCGTCATGTACACGTCGTACACGTAGTTGGCCGAGGACGGAAAGGTCACCGAGAGGCGGTCGTCGTTGCCGGCGTCTGCGGCGAAGTTGCCGGAGTCCTGGGAAATCTTCCGCTCGTAGTCCGTGTTGAGATCACGGGCGACGATGCGAACCTTGTAGTTTCCCTGTGCAAGGGCACCACCGCCGTTGACGATGGCAACCTGTGCCTTCTCTGCGGTTGCCGCGGCCCCATCGGGAGCTGCGACGCCCTTGAGAATCGGGAGGAAGTTTCCTCGAACCCAGCGCGTTCCACCGTAGACTCCGATCTCGCCAACCTCGAACCGTCGGACATGCGCGAAGGACTCCACCGTGCGGAACACCGTGTCCGCGGCGAGCATGTCGGCCTCCGACTGCGGGGAAATGACCCCGCCGTAGAGTCCGCCATCGAAGTCCGCGGCACCGAGTGCCCGAAGCTGGGTGGTGGCCTTGAGGATCGTCTCGGTCGCCATCACGTTCCCGGCGACCAGGCCGGCCCTCGTGGTCACGGCCCCGGGGAACACCACCGCCGATCCACCGAGCAGCGTTTCCGCCATCTCGCGCTCCAGCACCTCCACCATCGCCAGTGAGGTGCGCTCAATGGCAATCTGGAGGGCTGGGTGGACCGTGGTGATGAGCCCCACGTCCGTGAGGAGCACCACGATGCCCCACTGTTCGACGGTCACATCGACGTTCTCCACCGCCAGCGCCACGGCGTCGGGCGGGGTGCCCTCGGTCAGTGTCGCAGTCGGCAGAGCCAGTCGCTTGTACCGCACGACTCGGAGCGTCTTGCTGTTTCGCTGCGGCAGCTCGTACTTGCGAGCAAACTGGCCCAGCGCCATCTTCTTCTCGGCGAGCTGGTACATCTGCCGGCCGATGTAGACGTTGGGCGCGTCCGAGCTGATCGTTGCGAATGTAGTGGCTACGTCTGGCATTGCCTGTGTGGCCTCCCTTCACGGGCTTGACTGTGGCCGTCACTCGGCCCGAGCCCCACGCTCATCCCCACCGGGCTGACGACCAACCCCGGCGGGCGAAGGACTCGGAGAGGGGGTCCTGCGACGGGCTGCCCTGCTCCCGGCGTCAGGAGTCTGAGCGGGTGGTTAGAAGGGCGCGACGTCGGCCGCGCTCTGTAAGTCCTTGTCGTCCAGCATGTAGGGGTCCTTGCCGCCCACCCCGACGACGGTGCGGGGGCTGGACCCACTCCCGACGGTCTCGGCCAGCCGAGCGCGCTCGCGCTCGCCGTCCCGCCGGGTGATCTCCTCGTCCACGAACGTCTTGAGGTTCGCGCCGCGGTACCACCGCCACACGTCCTCCCGACCCACGACGACGTTCCGGGCCAGCGACTCCTGAATCTTCTGCTCGATCTTCTCCCGGTGCTTCAGCGCGTCGGGGTTGGCCGCGTAGAACATCGCCAGGTCGGCGGCATTCTGGGCCTGGATCGAGGTGGCGATGAGCGCCGGGGCCGCGGCCCGCACCACCATCTCCTGCACCGGGTCCATCGCCATCGGAGCGGCTGGGGGCGGTGCAGGGGGCGGGGCCTGGTTTGCACGGACAAACTCGGAGATGGCCTCGCGCGTGGCGGCCTTGACTAGCTCCGGGTCGAACGCAGGGGCCGCTGGAGCCCCGGCGGCGGCGGCGGCGGGCTCACCGGACTGGCCCTCGGGGGCCGGGTTGGGGTTCAGGTTGGGGTCTGCCATGCGTCCTCCTTGTTTACACAATCGCACCGCTAACGCGGCGCGTCAAGTGAGATTTTAACCAGCTAGAACCGGGTTACGCCCGGCTGGAAGTCCTTGCGAATCTTGGGCTTGGGCTGGGCCAGGGGCTTCCGGGAGCCCTTCTCGCTGGCCGGGCCACGCTTGCCGATCGTGGTCCCCGACCCGACGGTGCGCGAGGAGCCGTTGCCGCCCTCGCCCCGACCGGGCTTGGGGCCTGACACCTCACCCCCGGGGTTCCATGCCTCGGGTTTGGCCATCTGGGTCGCCTTTCCGGGCTTGGGCATCCGGTGCGCGGAGCCCGTCCGCTCGTTGGTGGCCTTCGACCGCGGGATCGAGGCCCGGTTACCGCTGTGCTTGTACACGGGAGTCCTTTCGGTGAGGGGTTAAGTGCCGACGCCCATCAGCATCCGCTGCGGCACGGCCGGCGCGCCGCCGCCCCCGGTGTCGATCGTGAAGGTCGGCGTGGCGACGATCGGGCCGGCCCCGGTGAGCGCCGAGTCCGGGACCGTGGCCGTGATCGTCTCCTGGGCCGTGATGTTGTAGTCCGCCTGCGCCTGGAGCGTGATCGTGACCACCGTGTCGCTGGTGCGGACGATGTTCCCGAGCGGAATGTTGGGCTTGACCTTCGCGTCCCACCCGCCGCCTTCGCTCTGCGCCGAGTCGAGCCCGTCCCGGATCGCCGCGCGGGCGTCCGCGAACGGCGTGGTGGCCGGCGGCGGAATCCCGAGCTGCAAGGACTGCGACGAGGCCGCCGTATCGTGATCCCACTCGGTCGTGCCGGTGCTCGTCCCGGCGACGGTCGCGGTGTAGAAGCCGACCCCGCCGCCCGAGCCGGTGCTCACGGTCTGGTCGATGCGCTCCGTAATGCTGGCGAGGTTCGCATTGGTGACGCCCGAGACGTTCGTGGTGTCATTGGCGTCGTCGCCAAGCCCCATCGCCACGATGACGAGCGAGCCGGCGGTGACACTGATCGACGGGGCGAGGAGGTTCGCGGCGCTCGTGCCGTGGTCCGTGGCGCTGCCCACCACGGTGTCCGTGATCGCGGCGAGCCCGTGGCCCGCGATCACGATCATGGCCCCGGCACAGTGGTTGCCCACGCCGTCGACCGTGACGTTGCTCTCGCTCGCCCCGGCAATCTTGCCGAAGATCGTGAGGGTGCTGACCGCGGGCTCGCTGGACGACCCCGCCGCGATGGTGTTCTCAAAGAGCTTCGACCAGCCGCCCGGCGTGTTGGGCGTCCCGGCCCCGGTCGTGGAGTCCGTCGACTCCATGATGATGTACATCGCGTCGCCGGTCTGGGGCGCGTTCCCGGCGGTCGGCACGGCGGCCGTGAAGCTCGTCGTGCCGCTCCCGAACGCGCCGACGCCGCGCACCGTGGGGGACGGCCCCAGACCCGCCGCCGGCACCCAGGTGTCGTCGGTGATCGTGAGGATCACGGTCTTGCCGCCGGTCACGATGTCCGACTCGGTGATCGAGGCGGTCGCGGTGCCGGTCAGGGCGATGGTGACCGTCGAGGCCGCCTTGATCTCGACCGCGCGGGCCATGTAGTCGTCGAAGCCGCCGCCCGTCATGGTGCCGTTGCCGCCCGCCCACGAGGCGACCCCGCCGTTGGAGTCGTGGCCGCCCACGATGTGCGCGTTGCCGAGCGAGTTGCTGCGGTTCGTGTGCCCGCTTGGCGCGTTCAGGGTGGCGTCCGAGCCGAAGGCATGCCCCGCGAACAGGACGACCCAGGACGTGCCGTCGCTCACCTCCAGCGTCAGGGCGGGGTAGTCGACGCTCGACCCGCCGGCATCGGCGGTCGCCGAGTCGTCCCCGATCGGGTCGGAGGCATGCTGGCCCCGGTAGACGTGGATCGTGAGGGCGCTGGCGTTCGTCCAGGTCCCGCTGGTCTCGGACCCGCTCGCCGCGACCTTGTAGGCGAGGCTGCTGGACATATTCGCGTCGCCCGTCGACGAGATCGTTGTCCAACCGCCCGGCACGGTGGGCGGGGTGGTGTTCCCGTCCCGCGACGCAAAGCCGAGGATCAGGTCGCCGGCCTGGTGCGTGCCGAGGGTGACGGACGTGGCCTCGGCCGCCGCCTGCGAGATGAAGCTGATCGCGGCCTGGGCCGGTCCCCCGATGAGGAGGACAACGAGCGCGAGCAGGCGAATGAGGATCACTCGGCCTCGATCTGCAGCGCGGTGGGCGCGACGGGGACGGTGCCCGCGTCGAAGGTCACGACGTTGCTGAGCGGCGACTCGCCGAACTGGTTGGCCGCCGCCACCGCGCAGAACCACGTCCCGACGCCGGTGATGACCGAGAGCACCGGGGCCTGGCGCGCGGCCGGATCAGGCAGCACCGTGACCTTGGTCGCCGTGCCCGTGGTCGGGGTGCTGGTCCCGCACTTGACGCGGAACTCGGCCACCGCGCCGCCCGCGCCCTGCGCCCATTGCCACGTCAGGCGGGCCTTGGTAATGTCGACGCTGATCGTGGTCTGGGCCTCGGCGACGCCGGCCCAGGCCAGCGCCGCGAGCAGGATGCCGAGAACAAGCAGCCGCATACCGATCTCCTTCACGGGGCCGCGACCACCGTCAGCGTCCCGGACAGTTGGGTCGCGGCGCTCGTCACGAGACAGAGCACGCGGTTCGTGCCGCCCGTGCGAAACACGCTGCCTGCGCCGTTGCCGATCGTGAGACCGCCATTCGCGGCGAGATTGAAGCCGCTGCCCGCCGTCGTCCCGCCCGCGAGCCCGCTCGTTACGGAGCCGCAGCCGTCGCTGTCGTCGTCCACCAGGGCCACGTTGTTCGCGCCCGCCGTGACGAGCGCCAGGCTGCACACGTAGTAGTGGTTCGACGCGCCCGCGAGCGAGGGCGTGATCTCGGTCGTCGTCGCGGTGCTGATGTTGACGGGCAGGTACGTCTTGGCAAGGGCCGAGCACGGGTCCATCTGGCGGGTCCAGAGCAGGCCCGTGGCGTCGGTGTTGAGCGTCGCGTTGTCGCCGCTGGTGCCGGCGCTCGACGCCGCGGTGTCCCGGCGCACGGTCCCCGACATCGCCAGGTTGCCGCCCGCGGTCTCGCCGTTGTCCTCGGTGTAGATGCCGAGCCCGACGAGCGCGGCCTGGTCCGTGGCGATGGTCACGCGGGGTGAGCCGGTGCCGGTGTTGCCCGCGCCCATGAGCGGCGTCACGCCGTTGATCTGAGCGACGTTGAAGGGCTCGTTGTCGGGGAAGGTGCCGACCGTCACGCTCGGCAGCGTGAGTACGTCGACCTGTAGCTCGCCGCTCGTGTCCGTCGCGATGTCCTGGGTGTTGCCACTGCCGTCCTTGCCGCCCACGCGCACCGGGTTCCCGCTGACCGCCGCGCCGTCGGCCGCCGGCCCGGCCACGCTCCACGGCGCGCCGCCCTGGTTCGCGGTCACGGTCCCGTCGACGGTCAGGTTGCCCGCGCCGTCGGTCACGGTCACGGTCCCGTCCACGGTGATCGCGCCGCCGCCGTCCTGGACCGTCACGGTCCCGGACACGGGCTGCGTCACGCCGGAACCGTCCACATGGAGTCGGCCCGACGAGACGTTGGCCTCCGTCGTGTCGCCGCTGCCGTCCTTGACGATGCCGTCGCCCGACCCTCCGGCCCCGGCACACGATTCGAAGGCGTTGTTCGCGGCGTTGACGCACCGGACGGCGATCGAATCGGCCACGACTGCGCCGCTGCCGGTCACCTCGACGGGGGCCGCCCGAAGCTCGGTGTCGGTCAGCGGGCCGCTGACATGGAGCCGTCCGCTGGTGACATTCGCTTGCGAGGCGTCGCCCGAGCCGTCGCGGAGAATGCCGTCGAAGTCCCCGCCACCTCCACCCACCGAGGTGGTGCGCAGCTTGCCCTCTAGGTCACACGAGAGGTGTTCAAACGCCCCCTCAACAAACGTGGGCGCTCCGGCGGTGGCCTTGCACGCAACCGGGTCGGTTGCGTGGGCCGGCCACGCCAGGGCACTCCAGAGGATCGCGAGGACCAGACCGAGCCGGCGCATCGTTAGAACGCGGCCTTCTTGATATCCTCGATGACCTGCGCCAGGTCCGACTGCATGAGGTGCCGGTGCTGGGTCGCCTCGTCGGCCGCCTTGCTCGCGGCCGAGAACGCGGTCTGTGCCTCGGCCTCGCGCTTGACGGCGGCTTCGTACTTGGCCCGGCACTCGACCAGCTTGCTGATGAGCGCGTCCATGGGGATCATGCTGCCTCCTTTCCGGCGGCCAACGAACGCCGCCGGGTCTGTAGAATGGCCGGGAGTTCGAGCAGTTCCCGGTAGATATCCACGCGGCCTTGGGCACGACCGACGCGACCGGGCTCGTCAGCATTCGCCCCGACGAGCGCACCGAGGGCCATGTCCAAGCTTTCGCGCACGTACTGCTCCACCTCGGACCACGGCAAGAGCCCGTCAAACCCGGACGGGAGCATGTGCGTGATGGGCAGCGGGATCATGCCAGTGCCTCACCACCGGGACCGGGCGGCATTCCCGGCGGCCCGCCCCCGGCCCCTGGGATGAGCCCCCCGAGTGCTTGCGCGAGCTGGGCGGGGTTGGGTGTCTGGTCGGGCATGGGCACGATCACGGACTCGGCCCCCTCGCCCACCAGCCGCCGCCAGGCGCGCTTGACCACCACGTCCCACTGGATGCGGTAGCCCGCCTGCATGAGCTGCCCTTCGACCTTGCCCAGCGCCGCGGCGAACGGCAGCATGGTCTGCCCCTTCTGGCGCAAGTCCTCCTCGTGCTGCGGGCCGATCCAGCGCAGCGACCAATTCCCGTACAGGTCGGCCACCGTGAGGCTGCGCGGCGAAAACTCCGCGGAGCCGGGGAGCTGAATGCGCTCCGACGTGGGCACGAACGCCACCGCCAACCGGTGCAAATCGGCCAACGTGGGCGTGAGGATATCGTGCTCGATGATCTGCGCGGCGTCCTTAATGTCGGCCATCGCCAGCGCGAGGAGCGACTGCACCGCCCCGCCCGCCCGCGGGAGTCCGCGCGTCGGCTGGCCCTCCGTGCTCGGGTTCGACCCGCCGAGGCTGTTGATCTGGGCGAGGGTCATCTGCGCGGCGCGGAACGACGACTGCGACGTGTCCTCGATCTTGAGAAAGTTCACCTGGCGCGGGTCGTCCACGAACCACTTGCGCCGGTACCCGTACACGTAATTGTCCGTGCGCCCGCTCAGCGAGCCTTGGATCATCACCGGCGGGAGCGCCGCCACGGCGCGCGCTTCCTCACCTTGGTTGATCTGGTCGTTGAACAGCACTTGCAAGGGCTCGATATCGTCCATCATCCCGGAGGTGTAGTGCTCGCCGGGCATCGGCCGCGCCAGGGCCAGGCGATACGGCACGCGCGGGTACGAGGCATCGTGAAACCGCACGATGCGCGGCCCCCCGGGCACGTTCCACACGAGCCACACATGGGTCAGCTTGCCTTGGGCGCGGTACCACGCTTCGGTGAGCGCGACAAAGAGCTGTGGCACCAGCAGCGGCTTCTTGCCATCCATGGGCGCGGGCTGCCCGGCCCCCACGTCGGACGGCGTGCTGAGCCCGAGATACGACATGCGCTCCGTGAGATGCCGCGGCCACTCCGGGGCACCCAGCTCCTCGCGCTTGAGCGGGTCACACAGCTTGCGCGCGGCGGTCTCCTCGTAGTCGCTCCACGGCAGCATCACGTCCTCGAACACCACTAACGCCTCATCGAGGTCGGTGACGGTCTCGGGCCACACGTAGAACGCGAACGGGTCCACCACGCGCGTGGTCGGCCACACGGACGCGACCCGCCCACTGAGCGCACCGAGCTGCACGATCTGGTCGACCATTTGGACTGAGGTCTTGGTGATGGCCCGGTGGTACAAGAGCAGCGACCGCAAGCACTGCTGCACGACGCGACGCATGTTGATGCGCGTCTCCACGAGGTGCCGCAGGTAGGCGAACACGGCGTCTGCGGAACGCCCGGCCGCCAGGTCGGTCTCGTCGCCGGGGAACACCTCGAAAAACTCGGGCGACGGAAAGAGCATCTGCGTGCCGCGGTTCACGAAGCGTTCGATGGCGCGACGGGCGACGGGAATGTAGTGCTTGAACGGGCCGTCGTAGAAGTAGCGCCCGCCGCGAATGGACGCCCAAGCGTTGTGGTTGTTGAGCCACGCGGTTTCGATCGTGTTCGTGCGGCGCAGGCGCACCTGCGTGCAGAGCGCGCCCAGCCGTTGCTCCAAGTCCTCGCGGGCGTGCTTGGCGAGCGACTGCGTGGGATCGGTTTGAAGGGACATTTAGCGTCCTTGCAGCATCATGCGCTGCTTGATGGCCGCGATCTCGGCGATCCGGTCGGCCTCCGACGGGTCGCCCCCCATCCAGGCCCAATTCGACTCTTGGGTGGCCGCTTCCGCCTCTAGCGCGCCGGGCGTGCGCAGCTCCTCGCGCACGTAGTTCACGTAGGCGTAGCGAATGGTGTCCATGAAGTCGTCGTAGAACCCGTCCTTGACGGGCTTGTCGTCGGGGCGGCGCGGATGGCAGTGGTAGCCACCGGCAAACCCGTCGATGACGTTGTGGCACACGCGGTGGACCAAGAGCCGTGGCATCCGGCACGGGCACACCTCGCGCAGCAACACGCGAATCGGGTCCAGCTCGATGGAGCACCGCTGGTGCGCGATCTGCAAGGACCACGGCGGCGAGGCGAGCCGATGGATGGGACCTGGCCCCTTCTCGCTCACCTGGGCACCGGCCCAATCGCCGCAGTCGAGTGTGAGGGCGCGCACCATGTCCGGGAACCGCTCCTGCGTGAGCGCGATCACGCGATCGGCGAACACCTCGGACTCGACGCGCTGGGCGTCCAGCTCGGCGAGGATGCGCCAGTGCCCCTGCCCCAGCCGGCAGCGCACGACCTGGTGCCACGTACAGGCGGGGTGCCGGTGACCAAAGTCCCAGGCCCGGACCAGCGGGCTGAGGGGCGACAGTGACACCTCGCCGACGTTGCGCGCGTGCTGGAATTGCGGATACGCGGGCGGGCCTTCGACGGCGAAGCCGTAGTTACCCTCAACGACGCGCTGGATTTCGCCCGGGGTGAGGCCCGTCAAGAGATCACTGAGATACCCGGGCGGCAAGTGGGGGTTGTCGCGCGTGGAGCTGGACATGAGCCGGTACGTGGTGACTTCGCCCGTCTCGGGGTCGACGATGCGCTTCACGCCGTCATCGAGCCCGAAGCGCGCCGCGATCCAGTGCGTCTGGTGCGGTGGGTTCGTCGTGAGGATGCCGCGCAGGTACTCCCCGGCCCGCCCAAGGCGCAGGCGGCCCATGAGCCCCGTGAACGTGGACTCGGGCTCCTCTTGCGCCTCGTCAATCCAGAACGCGCCGTACTCGGGGCCGAGGAACCGACCGGGCTCGGTGGTCTCTTTGAAGATGTATTCGGTCTCGTTGGGCAGCACAATGCGACCGGGCAAGCCGTCGCGGTTCTCGTGGAACCGCACACCCTCGATGCCGCTGCGCTGCAACACTTCCAGGAAGATGCGCTTCGTGGGGTCGTTCAGCTTGGGGATCGAACGCCGGCCCACGAAGATGCGGTTCCCGGGGATCGCTTGGCCCAGGAGCATGATGAGCACCGCCGCGCCCATAGACTTCGCGGACCCGTAGCCGCCTTTCTGACACAGGTACTTCTCGCGGGCGTTGATGAGGTCGAGCTGGTGCGGCAGCGGGTGCTTGTGCGTGCCCCGCTGCGGGCACCGCTTGGCGTTGCACAACGGAAACAGGTCGGCGATGGTCACTGGACGCCCTTCACGCGCTCCAGCGCCTTGCTCAGGTTCACGGGCTCCGCGGCGGCAAACGCGGGCACAGGCACGTGGAGACGCTGCATGCTCACGACCATGCCGCGCGGCACGGTGGTGTAGTGGCGCGTGTCGCCGTCATCGAACCGTTCGAGCGCCAGGCACACCTCGTGCTCGTCCATGTACACGATCGTGCCGATGTTGAGCGCGAGCACGGTGGCGGGAATGTCGTTGACGCAGTACGTCGCGTCGCGCCACACGAGCGCCGTCAGCTCGATGCTGGGCTTACGCGCCATCCTCGGTCTCGCGGGTGCGCTGAAGGTGGAAGTCCGACGGGGGCGGAATGTACTTGAGACGCCGCGGCGCTTGCTTGTGTACATCGAGGGCGAGGCGCATGAGCGCCCCGGCGTCGAGTTCCACGTGCTTGCCGGTGCGCAATTGCGCGGAGCCGGCGGTGATCCATTGCTCGATGAGCCGGCGGGCCTCTGCGCCAATGTCGAGAGCGTCGCTCATGCCGGGCTGGCTCCACCGAGGGCGGGCGGCGCGTTTGCCATGGCCCGCTGGTCCCGAAACCCGCTGAGGAGGCGCGCGAGGATGGGACCCAGCGCCGCCCCGAGGCCCGTCCCCATGCTGTCCATCGGCGACGCGCCCCCCGGGATCGCGGGCGCGCCGAGCTGGCCCATCACGCCGCGCAACAGGGCGGCTGCGTCGGGCATCCCGGCATCCGGGACGCCCATCGCGGCGTTGGAGTATGACGCCCCGCCATCGCGGCGACGCACGGGCATCGAGAACGACGGCGCGCTGGGCGACGGCAAGCTCCCCCCACCGCCCCCCTGCGACGCCATGAGGAGCTGAATCAGTTGGGCGAGCAGTGCACTCTGGCCCGTTGGCCCCCCGAACGGCGAGCCCGCCAGGCTCGGGTTGCCGGCGTTCCCGTGACCGGGGTCCCAACCCTGTGCGGGGGCGTTCATACCCATGGCGTTCAGCAACCCAGCCAGTCCTTTCCCGCCCATGGCCGCGAGGTTCGCGCCGGGCACGATCCCGCCGATGAAGTCGGCGAGAAAATTGCTCTCAATGCGGGAGTCCTCAAACCCGCGGGCCTTGCCCTGGAGCGCGTTGGCAATCGCGCCCATCACCATGCCGCCCGGCAGCATGCCGGCGAGCTGCACTGCCAGGCTGCCCGCAAAGTCGCCGAACGTGGTGCCGGGGCCAAACCCGGGGTTGGTGAAGTCATTGCCGGCGAACCCGCCAAAGAGTCCGCCGCCCGGTGGGGCGGTCAGCCCGCGATCTTGGTCCTGCGCCTGCGGGTCGAACGGGCCGGCGTAGTTCGAGCCGGTGGGACCCTGCCCGGTGGCGTCGCGCGCGCCGCGCGAGCTACCGCTGGGCTCGCTGGACCCCGGGGCGCTGTCCCGTCCCTCGTCGGCCATTACACGCGGTTGCCCGGGAAGCCCTTGGCGAGGTCATCGTGGACGCGGCGCACGATCGCGGCCCAGGCGTCGGCACTGCGCTCGCGGTAGGTCTCCCGCGGGTCCATGTCCTCCACGATCTGCCCATCGGCGGTCACGACCCACCGCCCGCGAATCGGAATCGGCCACGTCTCCACTCGGTCCCGGCCTCCTCGTGCCGCTCGGGCGGGCGACGGTCGCCTCGGGCATCAAGCTCTGTTTGGGGGTGGGAGAGGGTTAGGGCCTGGCCGAGGCGACCGGGACGCCCACCGAGGGTTCACACCCTCGTACTCACTGTCGCACTCGTGACGCGCAGCGTCAAGTGTGAATCCGCAGGTCACGCGCTTGCGTTTGTAATATACGCGCGTGCGCGCGCGCATGATTTTTATGGCTTCCTTACGGAAGCCTTCATAAAACAATATGATTACGGCGATCCACAGGCTGCCGCCTGTATGAGGCGGCCCCTAGTGGGGCCGCGAATGAGTACTGAAGCCCAGGGAGGGCACCTCCCCGAGGGTCCCACCCCACGAGGGTCCCTGGGCACTCTCAACCGTGCCAACCTGGCACTCGCGCCCCGCGCGCGTTTAAACACGCAACCTGGCGGCGCACTGGCGGGGTGGGCAATTCACGGGGGTGCGCTGGGTCACAAAGGCCAGTGGAATCACCGAGATGGGACCCACACGGGAGCGGGTGTACGAATACCGGCCCTACCTTGCCCCCGCTCCCGGGGGGTGGGGGTGCCCTGGCAAGCCGGCCGGCCGCGCGCCAAGACCGACGGCGACGTGACAGAGAACTTGCATGGACATGGCGCAGGGTTCAGGGAAGCGTGGCCCGCCCCTGCCGTGGCGCACACTTGCGCTGTGCGTGGCACCCTGACCCCCCGGTGCACGATGACGGGCAGGTCGGTATCCCCCCATCGGCTCGCCGCCCCCGTGCGCCCCAGGCCCGTCTGTGCGTTTACACGAGGTATCGGCTGAAACGATACCAGGCCATCGTTCAAGCGCATAGAACGTGACGGCCGACTCGCCTACTCATCGTCTGACAAGTACGTAAGTGCGACCGGCCCATGTGACAATTTGTGTCACCCCACCGGGCCAGAGCCGCGCAAACTGTATGGTTTCGCGACACCGCTTGTACCATGAAACGGTGACATGGTGTCGCAACGCCGCCAAGTTGTCGCGCCGTGCAAGTGTGCGCCAGCGGTCGCATCGTAGGCTTTTGCAAACTACTGCCACGACAACGTGTCGCAGCGGTGTCCTGTAAGTGTGCGGAATTGCGTACTCACACCGCTGGCACATGGTTTGCGTTTGCATGTGGGCATGACCGCAACCGCAAACCCACAAGCGAACGGGAGGCTAGCCATGACCTACGCCACCGCAAACGCCACCATGTCCGGTGGATTCGCTGTCGGCGGCATCGCGCCCAGCGCGTACCGCCCGGCGGAACCTGCCCGGCCCCACGTGACGCACGAGACGTATATCCATGCCGTTCGAGACGTTCTCATGGCCGTCCATCCGAACCCCGTGACGCGCGAGCGGATCGGGGCCGTCAAGCTTGTCTATGGCGCAGGGGCCGGGACCGGGGCACGCGGCGTCACGTACTTTGGGACGTGGCAGAACGGCCACCCCACCCCGCTGGACGTCGCCGAGATTTGCGCCTTTGGTGAGGAGAATGCGCTTCAGGTCGCCGGGACGACGACGCACGAACTCGCGCATGTCCTGGCGGGACACAAGGCGGGCCACGGTCCCGAGTGGAAAGCGGCGGCGGCCGACCTTGGTCTGACGCGCGCTGAGGCCGCCGGGCAAGCCTACGCTTGGGACGACTTCACCACCGCCGTGCGGGAGCGGATTCAAGCGCTCCCGGAGCCAACGGACGGGACTCCGGTTCGCCCCGGGCTTGGTGGCAATGGCCCGCGCGTTATGTATCCCGGCTTCCGCACGCGCGGCCCCCGCCCTTGCACGCTGGGTATCGGGACGCGCGGTGGGCGGTCGCGCGGGCCGGGGAGTGGCTCCCGACTCCGACTCTGGCAATGCTCCTGCGGCGTCAAGGTTCGCGTGGCCAGCGATGACTTCCGGGCCACGTGCGAACGCTGTGCCACGTCGTTCAACCGGAAAGGATAGGTGCCCGCCATGCAACCAATCGAACCTTGCGAGTGTGGAGGCGAGTAGTGCGCAACCGCTACTGTGCCGCATGGGTCTGCTACTC